AGCAGCAGGACACCCAGCCGGAATTCGCTGACAGCCTGTAAAATGTATTGGTATCAGATATAAATGATTGTCGCGTTTGGGCGTGGTGCGTGTGCGAGATTGACAACCCCGATGCACTAAGCTATGGCACGGACATTGCCACGTTTCTTGATTTCTGCAAGGTTCACGGCGGTACATATTATTTCCACAATGCTGCATTCGATTGTGAGTTCATTATATGGTACCTGCTGACCAACGGATTTGAGTACAGCGAAAAGGCGAGGACAAAGACTTTCAAAACGCTCATATCAAACATGGGAAAGTTCTATCAGATGAAGGTGTGCTTTGAGAAGAAGGGTAAGAAGAAAGCGCTAACCTGCACATTCAAAGACAGCTTGAAGAAACTCCCCATGAAGGTATCGCAGATTGCAAAGGCTTTCGACCTCCCCATATCCAAGTTGGAGATTGACTATACGGAGTACCGCCCCATAGGTCACGAGTTGACACCGCAGGAACGAGACTACATCAGGAACGACGTTCAGATCGTCGCTAGGGCGCTGCATCAGCAGTTCGGCAAGGGGCTTGACAGGCTCACCATCGGAAGCGACGCGCTCAACGGGTACAAGGACATAATAGGCTCGAAGTGGGATGACTGGTTCCCTAAGATTCATCTGGAAATGGACGCGATGATACGCAAGGCGTATCGCGGCGGCTACACATACGCGAACCCTAGGTTTCAGGCTGACGAGGAACACGAGGACAGGTTGCAGGGCTACGGGGCTGCGTTTGACGTTAACTCGTTGTACCCCGACGTTATGTACAACAGACCGTTGCCAATCGGGCAGCCGATATATTTCCACGGAGAGTACAAGGACAACCCCCAATATCCCCTGTACATTCAATTCCTCACCTGCCATTGCAAGTTGAAGCCCGACCACCTCCCCACGTTGCAGATTAAGAACAACCCGTTCTACTCCGAAACGGAGTACATCCATGACACGGAGGGAACAGTTGAGTTGGCTTTGACCAACATAGACTTGGAAATACTCATGCAGCAGTACGACGTGACGGTGTTTTCGTACAACGGCGGGTACATGTTCGAGCAAGCCACTGGGCTGTTCAAAGATTACATAGACTATTGGATGCACATTAAAGAAACTACCACGGGCGGTTTGCGACAGCTTGCGAAGCTCATGTTGAACTCACTTTATGGCAAGTTCGCCACGAACCCCGACATTACGCCGAAACTGTCTTACTTGAAAGAGGACGGTTCAGTTGGGTACAGATTGGGAGAGAAAGAGACGCGCGACCCCGTGTACACGCCTATGGGTTGCTTCATTACCGCATGGGCTAGGTACAAGACCATCAATGCAGCGCAAAGCGTATACGATAGGTTCATGTACTGTGACACGGACAGCATACACATTTGCGGCACAGACATTCCCGAGGGTTTGGAGGTGCATCCTACACGTTTGGGCGCGTGGAAGCATGAGAGCAATTTCAGCATGGCTAAATATATCAGGGCTAAGACGTACATGGAGAGAATCTATCAGGTTGGCAAGATGGTTGATGGCGAATACAGGATGGTTGACGTTCAGCCGTTCGATGACGTTAAGTGCGCTGGTATGCCAGAGGAGTTGAAGCGCATGGTGACGTTCGACAGTTTCAAGAGGGGCTTGCAGCTTCACGGGAAGTTGAAGCCAAGGCACGTTAGGGGCGGTATAGTGCTCGAACCCATAACGTTCACGCTCACCTGATAGGAGGTACAGCAATGATTGAGCGCAGTTTCAGGATTGACGAATCCATGTACGAGCAGTTGAAGGAGATTGGCGAGAGGGAGAACCTGCCCATATCGTATCTGGTGCGCGTCGCGATCTCGCAGTTTTTGAACGCCTACTCCGATTCGATTGATCTGGTGAAAATGAACGCGAGTGCTTGACAGTGCTTGCGAAGTGGGTTATGTTGGCTATGGTGATACCCAATCCGTCTGGACGATGACCGATGCGGGGTTGCTACGGGTGATACCGCCCGCACGAGTGCGAGCCGCATTAGCAGCGGCGGCGTTTCGGGAATGGCAATATCACCAGCACAGTCAGCCCTCGCCACGGTCACAACCGGATGGCGGGGGCTATTTTGTTGGAAGGAGAAGAACATGAACCTAGAGGATTTGCTCGCTTGGCTCCGTGAGAGGATGGAGGATGGCGAGTACGCGACCGCAGAGACGTTCCTCACGGACATGGCTAAGCGGGGAGCGGATGCCGACGAGTACCGAAGTTCTGCGGAAGCCCGCATGAGCGAGTATGCGTCGAACGAGGAAGCCATGAAGGCTGACATTCAGAGTTTGAAGGCTCGCAACTATGACCTGCTGATGCAGATTCCCGCCGACAACAGCGGGGACAACGACGGTGACGGTGTTGTCGTTGAGGACGTGGACGAGGACGGCACCGTGTACCACATCGACAACCTTTTCACCGATGACAAGGAGGACAGCAACAATGGCAACTAAGACTATCAAGACGCTGAACGCGACGAACGCGCAGATTTTGAACGCGATTCGCACCGATGCTTCGTTCGCGTACCAGCAGCGCATTCCTGCTGCGACGCAGGGTGACATTACCGAGACGGTGAACAACCTGCTCGAATACCGCCCGATGATGAACGAGTTCATCGACGCGCTTGTGAACCGCATCGGAGACGTTGTAATCAAGAGCAAGGTTTGGACTAACCCGCTCGCGCAGTTCAAGCGCGGCATGATGCAGTACGGCGAGACTATCGAGGAACTTGCCACCACGCTGATCCAGGCTAAGCGCTACGACCCGAACAAGTGCTATGATGACGTGTTCGCTTGCCACGCGCCCGACGTTATGAGCAACTTTCACAGCATCAACCGTCAGGACTACTACGAGTTGACCGTCAACGACATGCTTCTGCGTCGTGCGTTCCTGAACGACTACGGGCTGCAAGACCTCGTGGGGCGCATCATGGAAACGCCGTACACGTCCGACTACTGGGACGAGTACCTTATCATGCGAAACCTTTTCGCAGAGTACGCGCGAATCGACGGCTTCTTCAAGGTGAACGTTCCCGATGCTTCGGCTGCGTCCACCCGTGCGGAGAAGCAGGACGATGCTATGGCGATTACGGAAGCCGTGCGCTCGATGGCTGGCAAGATGCGCTTTCTTTCTGGACAGTACAACGCCGCAGGTGCGCCGACGTTCACGAACAACAACGACCTTGTTCTGTTCGCAACTCCCGAGTTCGTGGCTATGCTCGACGTTAACGTTATCGCGTTCGCGTTCAACGCATCCGCAGCCGACTTCAAGATGCGCGTTATCGAGATTGACGATTTCGGCATCGACGGTTGCCAAGCCATTCTGTGCGACCGCGATTTCTTCATGTGCGCGGACACTCTTATCGACTTCGAGAGCATCCGCAATCCCAAGGCGATTTCGTGGAACTACTGGCTGCATCACCACGGCATCTATTCCGTGTCCCGTTTCGTGAACGCAGTCATGTTCACCACGGAAGCTGGCACCAGCGTCACCGTTCCGTCCATTAAGGCCACTGGCGTGACGCTCGACTATGCGGAGGTTGACGGAGTGAAACCCACTTACGCAGAGCGCGGTGGAAAGACGCGCCTTATCGCCACGGTTCAGGGTACTGTTACTCCCGAAACCGATGGGTACGAGGTACCGCAGGGCTGCACGTTCGCAATCACCGCGAACAACACGGGTGTTGAGAGCGGCGGCGTTCGGTTGAAGCTGGGTACGTTCGTAGATGCCGAGGGCGTTCTTCACGTTGCCGAGGACGAGGTTGCGGAGAACGTTACCGTTACTGCGACCAGCACCTACATTGACCCGACCGTTGCGATGGGTTCGCAGGTGTACCAGCACAAGGATTTGATTATCGGCATTGACAAGGCGTACACGTCCGCAGGCTAAGGAGTAAGTCATGGCACAAGATTTCCCTGGGTTGCCAGAGAACATCTATGAGTACGAGAATAGGTTTAACTATTCGGTATGGACACCGAACACGTCTATTCTCATGTGCAACGTGCCGTGGGATTCTTCGTACCGTGACGTGGTGCGCTTTGATTCCGATAAGGAACGGGACGCTTATTTCGCGTCCCGTTCCGTTGACGGGTATGCGTTCACGCTGAACGGGCTTGTATATCTTCGATACGGCGAGCCTATCCGTGTGAACGCGCCCTTTGACATGGTTACACGTTGCAACTACATGGTTGTGAAGAACCCGCTGCAACCCGTACCACCGTCTGGCGGCAGACAGCCAGACGTTTTCTACTACTTCGTGAACGAAGCGAAGTACATAGCGCCGAACACCACGCAGGTGAACGTGCAGCTTGACGTGTGGATGACATACTACGACAGAATCAGCTTCGAACTTTGCTACGTGAACAAGGGTCACATCGGAATCGCCAATGAGAACAGCACCATCTACAACCTTTCGGAGTACATGACAGATGCGGAGGGTTTGAACATAGGTGACGAGTACGAGATTACAGACCTCGCAATCGACAATTTTCTCGATGAACCGCCGTACATCGTTATCATGTGTACCGCTGATTTAACTGCTGGGTTCGGCAGCGTGTCCAACCCGACGCTCAAAACGGCTACTGGTTCCGTCAACGACGGTATGCCGTCTGGTTCGGCGGTGTACGCTTGCAACAGCGAGAACTTCTTGGAGTTGATGAAGAAGCTGCAAGATGCGCCGTGGGTTTCGCAGTGCATCAGCATGGTTACTGTGGTTCCTGCACGTTTCGTTCAGAACGCCACGGAAACGACCGTTGCGGGAATCCCTATGTTTCGTATGCCAGAGACACCAGCCGAGAACATCACATCGTTGCACCTGATGCACGTTATGGACATGTTCCATATTCCCGAGCGGTACAAGAACCTTTTGAAGTTCTACACGTCACCGTACTGCGTTATTGAAATGACGGCGTACAACGGCGGCGAGATTGTGCTGAAGCCAGAATGCTTGCAGATTAACTCGTACCAAGGTCAGGACAGCATCTTGCTTGTCACGGAGACGGTTGTGGCACCGCCCGACATTCGAGGGTATACATACGTGACGGGGTACAACACAGCCAACGGGGTTGGCGGCAGCGTTGATGCTGACTTCTATCTTCCTAGCGGCGAATCGTTCCCGCATTCGGAGTACAACCAAGAGGGTTTGGACATAGCCATTCAGTTCAGCAACTTTCCGCAGTTCTCGCTTGTGAACAATCAGTACATATATTATATGGCATCGAACCGAAACAGGCTTGCGTACCAGTTCGCCGCAGCAGATTGGTCACAGCAGAAGTCGCTTACGGCAGCGCAGCTTTCGTTCAACCAGAGCGGGGCGAACATGCAGAACGCATGGGCGAACCAGCAGGTAGCCAATCAGGCGAACTGGGCATTGAGCGGAATATCGCAGGAGAAGAACCTGTGGAACGGCGCTTCGTCCATGATTTCGTCTGGCGTTGGCGCTGTTGGCAACCTTGCATCTGGCAACTTCGGCGGTGCCGCCGCGGACGTTGCCAACATGGCGCTCGCTGGTGCGAACACCGCGCTGAACGCCGACTGGATTAACAGGACTACCGCGACGCAGGTTGGCGCGGCTACCGCGACCACGCAGAACAACATCGGCTTGCAGGGGTACATGAGGGACACGAACTATGACTATGCCGTGTACGCCGCGAACGGGGACTACGAGACGGCTATTCAGGGCATTCAGGCAAAGGTTCAGGATGCGCGGCTCACGCAGCCGTCCACTTCGGGACAGAACGGCGGCGATGCGTTCAACTTCTGCACGGGGTACATGGGCGTGCGGTTGAAGTTCAAGAGGTTGAAGCTGAACTTCCTGCGTCAGGTTGGCGATTTCTGGCTGCGCTACGGCTACTACGTGAACCGTTGGATTGTGCCGCCCGCCGACTTGAAGTGCATGGAGAACTTCACGTATTGGAAGATGCAGAGCGTTTCGCTTTCGACAAGCGAGGTTCCCGAACTGTTCAAGGAGAGCATCAGGGGCATTTTTGAAAAGGGCGTGACAGTTTGGTGCGACCCTGATAAAATGTACAAGATTGACCTAGCCGACAACGAGCCTGTGAAGGGGGTGCGTTACTGATGGGACGGAATCGCAAGGGCAAGCGCAACACGTGGCAGTCTGCTGAAATGAACAACTTGCAGTACCGCATGTACTATGAAATGTTGGAGCAGATGGCTTGCGCGATATACCGTTGGGAGGGATTGCCGACGGAGATTGACCAGCGCTTTCTCGAACTGACACTTTTCAATCGCGGAATGAGCGTGTTTTTCTGGGATGACGAGTACGGTGCTTATTTCTCTACGATGGGCGCACCGTCTGGGCAGATTAACATGTACCAGAATCCGCTTGCGTATATCGCATACGGCACTAACGGCTTTCATCGTCGGTTGAAGTCCACCGAATGTGTACCCATCTGGAACAACTATCTGCGCAGACCAGACATTAACGCAATGCGAATCTACGCGCGTAGGCTTGCGGACATTGACAGAACTGTGGACGTGAACCTTATGAGCCAGAAGATGCCAATATTCGCGGTTGTCCCTGAATCGCAGCGGTTGACCATTCAGAACCTTATGAAGCAGTATGTGGGCAACGAGCCTATCATCGTGGGCGCTGACGGAATGTTCGACCCGTCGCAGATTACCTACCTTAGTTCTGGTGCGCCGTTCATCACGCCCGAACTGCTCAAAGCAAAGCAGACGGTTTGGGCAGAGATTATGACGTACTTCGGCATCGAGAACACGAACATCAGCAAAGCGGAGCGAGTTCAGAGCGCCGAGGTTGAAGCGAACAACGGTCAGATTGAAGCGAACCGCCTTATTCGCCTGAATTGCAGACGCGAAGCGTGCAGGCAGATTAACCGCAAGTACGGGCTTGAGGTTTGGTGCGACATGAACAAGGACGTTTCTAGCCAGAACATGAACGTGCTTCTCATGGCTGACCCCGAGGTTCAGACGGATGGAGGTGCTGGGTTATGAGTTTGTACGAGGACGGAGAGTGCGGCGTTCCCTATCATCGTGGGGCGATCTTCACGGTGGAGTTGGGTTCGCTTGTCGAAAACGGATTCGATTTGGGGCTTGACAAATACCCCATTTTCGATGAAGAATACCGTGCGCCGCTGAACGCGAAGATTGTTGAGCATTTCTTCTTTCGAGAGATTGGGCAGGAGACTCCCGCGCTTTTCAGGCGTTTTCTGAACCGCAAGATGAACGAGATTATGCCGTTCTACAATCAACTGTACAAGAGCGCGTTGCAGGATTTCGACCCGTTCAGCAACTATGACATGCGCACGGAGGGAAGCACGAGCGGAACGTCTGACCAGTCTAGGGACTATTCGCGTACCGAGAACACGGCTACCAAGGCAACGAGCGAGACGGTGAACGACACCGACAGCACGGCGCGAACCGTGGTAAGCACGACACCGCAGATGCAGCTTTCCGGGAACGAGGACTACGCGACCAACCTCACTGACAGCACGAGCAACACGATTGCGAAGGGAACGAGTGCGCAGGACAGCAATGCGGAAAGCGAAGCAAGCGACACCACGAAGGCGAGTTCAAAGACGTTGGAGGATTACGTCACGCACGTGAGCGGCATATCGGGTATCACCAAGTCACAAGCCCTCATGCAGTTCCGTGAGACGTTCCTGAACATCGACATGATGGTTATAGGCGATTTGAACGAGCTTTTCATGGGTATATACACTGATTATTGGAACGCGCTTTAGGGAGGTGAGATTTATGGGAATCTACTATCCGTTTCTTGGCGGCGGGCGAACGTGCAACCAGATTACAACCCCGCTAGTGTACGACGAATCGCTATCCGTGGAGCAGCAGATCGCTTGTCTGTTCGGCAAGATTGCCAACATCGACAGCGATTTTGTGACTACGGTTGAGTTCGATGACTTCAAGAGCCAGATTCATGCGGAGCAGGTAGCGCAGACTGAACAGCTTGAAGGGTACACGGATTCGGAGATTGCCAAGCTGGACAAGGAGTTGCGCGACCTGATTGCAGGTTTGCAGGTTGGTATGCTTATCTGGAACGTCACGGTTGGCAGGTACACGGGCAACGTTCGCGCAATGCGAGATTTCTTCAACGACGTTACGGTACATGCAATCACCGTTGACACGCTCGCGCAGCTTGACTTGACCGTTGACCAGCTTGCGGAATGCGGGTTGAACGTTCGCGGATTGGCCGTTTTCAGTGGTTATCTAATGGGCGAGGATTTCGTGCCAGAGGGCATCACATACGACGGCGCACCGCCGCTCGATGGGAAGCTGACCTGCTCGATTCTCGCTAACGGTGAGGTGCGGGGCGGGTACTTCGTAGAAGGGAATGAATGATGGCAGGAACGCCAACGACTAACTACCAGTTGCCGACTTACGCCGACACGGACGCGCCAGATCTAACGGGCGCGTACAATCAGGCGATGGAGAAAATCGACACGCAGATGAAAACCAATTCCGACGAAGCGGCATCCGCAACGTCGGCGGCAGGTACGGCTAAGTCCACCGCAGACAGCGCGTTGGAAACGGCTAACGCGAACGAAGCGGCAATCACCAAGCTCGCGGGCAGGGTGGAAAGTTTGGAAGGCGGTTCGTTTAAGCCGCAAGATACCGACGCAACTCTGACTGTGCAGCAGTTGTCGGAAGCAAAAGTGACCAAAGCGGGCATTGTGTACTTCAAGCCCGCATCGTAGAAGGGAGTGAATGATGGCTACGGAATACACGCCGAACTACAATCTTGACCTGTACGCTTCGGCTGACAAGCCTAACCTGCGCGACCAGTACAACGCCGCTATGGGCAAGATTGACACGCAGATGAAGAAGAGCGCTGATGACGTGACCAACGCCAACGCCAACGTTCTCACGCTGCAAACGCAGGTGACCGAAGCGCAGAAGGACATTTCGGCGCTGGAATCCACTGTGGAGACGCACGGGACGCAAATCACGGACGTTCAAAAGACGGCTGACGATGCGCTTTCCCTCGCAAAGACCAACGAGGGCGACATTGCGGACACGCAAGCCGACGTTACGTCGCTCACTGGTCGCGTGACCGCGGTTGAGGGTGCCGCGAAAAAGAACGAGACGGGTATTGCTTCGCTTGACACCCGCATGGACGCGGCAGAGGGCGATATCACGGAAGCGCAGAACGACATTAACGGATTGCAGACTGCCGTGAACGGGAAAGCACCGATCAACCACGCAAGCACCGACAACACCTATGGTCAGGGTTCGTCTACGAACTTCGGGCATTTGAAGGTGGCAGACAGCGGAAGCGCGGCGGCATCGTCTGGCACGGCGGCTTCGCCGAAAATGGTTGCTGACCAGATTTCAGCATTAACGGCACTTCTGGCACCTCAGGCGCTGGAAGCTGCGCACACTGTCAATTACAATGGCGGTATCAAAGGAAGCGGCATCTTCTCAATCTACGCCAACTCGATTACCGACATTGTTTCTGTTATGCTGAAAAACATCTCGCTGTCCACACCTGGCACAGGTGGGTACAAAACCGCAACGTTGGGCACCATCCCCAGCGGATACCGCCCGACACGCCTTCTTACGTTCACCGCTTTCTCTGGTAATGCGTATTTGCAGATTGAATCAAACGGAGCGGTTAAATTGTCGTTTGCAGACGATGTTGCCCATACGGCAGGTGAGGAAAACGGTTGTGGCTGTATGTTCTTCGGCAACAGTAGGTGATGAACCATGCCAAGTACCAGAACCATTTGCTATTACGCAATGTACGTTATCGGCGAGGTCGAATCCAACTGGAACTGGACAGCCGTGAACTACAACGACCCTATCACGATAGGGATGATGCAGTGGTATGGTACACGGGCTGCTGCGCTTCTCAACCGCATCAAAAACGAAATGCCAACTGCCTACGGGCAGTTGGCTGCTTCGTTACGTTCGGACATTGAATCGCATGATGCCGGTAGTACGTGGTGGACTAGCCGTTACCTGAACAGGGACGAGGGAAACAGCATCATAACTGTTTTCCAAGACGAGGAAAACCATGTGATTCAGGAGAATCAGGCTATAGCCGATTTCGAGGGGTACATTGCGACGCTTGAAAATTGGGGCATGAGTCAGTCCTATCCTAAACCGTTGATTTTCGCAATGAGCATGTACCATCAATCGCCAGCAAGTGCGGGGCAGGTCATTGCAACGGCGGGCGGCAGCGCCGACCTCGATAGGATATACGGCGTTTGCATGAACCACGGGGTTCTTGGGCAGTACAGGAATCGCTACAACACCGTGAACCAGAGATTGAAGGATTGGGACGGTGAGAGCAACCCGCCTGATTTCTGTCAGAGCGGAGACGTTGACACAACTCCCGGGGGCAACACCCCTGTGATTAGCACAGAAAAAAGCAAGTTGGGGTACATCATTCAGAATGGCGATACACTCATATTATATGGCAGAGACGAGTACGCAAAAGGAGTGATATTTTATCCTGCATCTGGTCAGGTTTGGATTAACGGGTACAACGCGAACGGAACTGACATTGGCGGCGGCAACGAGGGCGGCGGTTCGGAGAGCGGAAGCGAAGCGCAGAACGCCATATGCGAATTGTACCGCTCATGGCTTGACAGGTTCGCGTACTCGCAGGGTGCTGGACGGCTTGACCCCATAAGAAGCGGATATGGTGACTGTTCTTCTACGGTGTGGTTCGCGTACCAGCAGGTTGCTGGAATCGACGTTGGCACGTGGACGGGCGCTATGGCGGGCAAGGGGACGAAGATAGCAAGCGGCTATTCTGGTGACAACCTACCCATCGAGGATATGGAGCCAGCCGATTTGGTGCTGATTATGTGGAATGGTTGGAACGGCTCATTTGACCACGTTGAACTGTACATGGGCAACAATGAACTTTGGGGACATTGTGTACCCGATTACTTACCAGACCAAACCACAACCGATGCTAGGAACTATCCACGGTACATGTATTATTGGGAGGTGAGACGGT